AGAGTTGACGCAGGAACAAGCGCAGACGCTCCGAGATAGTTTTGCGCGCAGGCACGAGGGCGTGGACCGGGCGTGGCGCGTAGCAGTCCTGACGGGCGGCGCTGACTACTCGCAGATGAGCGTCAAGATTGCTGACCTGCAACTCGTGGAGACAATGCACTATGGCGTTGAGGCAATCGCGCGCATCTACGGCGTGCCGCTGCACCTGCTCCAGTATCCTGGAGGCAACTCGTCATACGCCAGCGTGGAAGTCATCAGCATCGAATGGCTCCGCCTCGGATTGGGCCCACTCGTAGCGCGACTTGAGGCGGCATTCCAACGGCTGGTTCCAGGCGCTGAGCGCACATTCCTGAAGTTCAATGTTGACGGGCTCCTCCGCGCAACAACGCAGGAGCGCTACAACTCCTACGCGACGGCGCTGAACAACGGGTTCCTGAGCATCAACGAGGTGCGCGCCCTGGAGGATAGGACAGGGATTGGACCAGACGGCGATGAATACTGGAAGCCACTAAACATCGGCACAATAGGACAGGAGCCACAACCATAATGTCGTACATCATCACTGACATTGACGGCACGCTCACAACAAGCGGCGATACGCCAAACCAGCCATACATCGATTGGCTGAAGTCCTATGTGCAAGATAGCGGTGACGAGGTCATCGTTGTAAGCGCACGACCAATCCGCAGGCTTGACGAAACAGAGAAGTGGCTGCGCGACAACAGCGTGCCATTCTCGGAGATTCACTTGCAGGACTTCAACGAGCAGAGCAGCCCTGCGGTTGCGGAAGCATTCAAGGGGTACAAGTACAGCAAGTTGCAAGAGGAGTATGGCGATGAGTTGGAGTTCCTTGTCGACAACGACGCTGACGCACGAGCCACGGCAGAGGGTATGGGCATTAAGGCATACACGCCAGACGAGGCGATGGAACTAACTGCCGATGACGAAACAGATGACGAGATGCGCGTGCTCGTGGATGTTCCGCAGTACATCCAGGATGCCGCTGCTCGTGGCTTGCAGTATCACGAGGCTGGACTCAGCGGTGACGGGCTCAAGCCTGCGACCGTGGAGGAGGCGCGACAACTTCGTGCAGGCAAGGTTGAGGATGAGAAGGTGATGCGAATGCGCGCCTGGATTCTCCGCCACCGCATCGATTGGGAGAATGTGCCACGCAACAGCGACCCTGACAACGAGGACTTCCCTGGACCGGGCGCGGTGGCCGCATACCTGTGGGGCGTGGACCCAACTGATGGGCAGAGCGCTGACCGCGTTGTACGATGGGCAGACGGCATTATCAATGCCACAGCAGAGAGGTTTGATGTGAAAGAGTTGGAAACACGCGCACTGCCAATGGGTGACTTCAGCGTGACTGAGGATGAGTCTGGACAAAAGACATTCACGGGATACGCGGCGCTGTTTAACCAGCCGTCTGCTGGTCTCCCATTCACCGAGGTCATCGCTCCTGGCGCATTCAAGCGCACGCTCAGCCGAGCAGTCGCTGGCAACAAGGTCATCTCATTCCTGTTCGGGCACGACGAATCACGCGCCCTGGCAACGACTGCCAGCGGGCGGCTCTCCTTGCAAGAGGATGAGCGCGGGCTCCGCGTAGAGGCGAAACTTGACCCCGCTGACCCGGACGCTGCAAGCGTCATCAGCAAGTTGACGCACGAGGCTGCGGCAATGGGAATGTCATTTGGGTTTGCTGTGCCAAAGAATGGCGATGAGTGGGCTGGTGACCAGCGCACCATTCGTGAAGTGAATCTCTTTGAGGTGAGCGTGCTGAGCGCTGGGCAGACTCCTGCCTACCCTGCGACGCTAGGGCTCACCGCTGTGCGCAAGTTGTCCGCCGACAAGATTGGCGTTGACGCTGAGCGCCTAATGTCAACGCTGGAGTCCATCAAGGCAGCCAAAGAGTTGTCCGAGGATGAACTCCAGGTAGTGGACCAGGTGCGCGAAACACTCGCGCCAAAGCGTGCTGGGATTGACCCCAGCGTTGCCAAGGCGAAGTTGGTGCTTGAGCAACTGACCACTGAAACGCTCTGAAGGGTCACGAGGCAGCGCCCCGCCACCATCGAGTGAGCCCGCGCAGCAGCCATCCCACCTGGGTTGAGCAGAAACAAACAAGAGTAGACAAGGAGGCCCAAAGTGGCTGATGTAAAGAAGTTGCACGAAAAGCGTGCATCACTCCTCACCGAGGCAACCAGCATTGTTGCTGACCTCGCAGAGAAGGGTGCCGCACTTGAGGGCGAAGCGCAGGTGCGCTTTGAGGCTCTCACGAATGAGGCCAGCACGATTGCTGCCGCCATTCGCTCGGAGAAGGATGCTGCTGAGGCTCGCAGCGCTGCTGATGCGGCGCGCGCAGAGTTCGCTGCCGTCATCGCTCCAAAGGTTGAGAAGTCAGACAGCGATGAAGTTGCTGAACTGCGCGCTCTCGGGCGCAACGGCGGCAGCAAGATGTTTGAGTTCCGCGATGTCACCAAGTCCACAGGACTCGGCAACCCGGTCACGATTGCTGACCGCGTGAATGTTGTTGCGGCTCAGTTCAACCCATTCCTTGACCCAGGGATTATCACTGTGGTGCGTGTTGCCAACGGCAACAACATCCAGTTCCCACGAGTCACTGCTCTCGGCACCGCAGGTAGCGTTGCTGAGGCTGGCACCATCACCGAGTCCGACGGCACGCTCAGCGCGCTGTCCCTCACACCAGTCAAGTACGCAACCATCATTCAGGTTTCTGAGGAACTTGTTGAGGATGCGGTGTTTGACCTGGCTGGGATGATTGCCGACAAGTGCGGTGCAGAAGTTGCAGTTGCGCACGGTGCGTTTGCTGGTACGGCGATTGCCGCTGCCGCAGGTGCTGGCGTGACGGGCTCGGGCACCACGGTCAATCCAAACTACACCGACCTTGCGAAGTTGAAGGCATCTGTAAACCAGGTGTACCGACGAGCGCCAAAGGCTGGTTGGTTGATGAATGACACCACGCTTGGTGTCGTGACCGGGCTCGTTGATACAACGGGTCAGCCAATCTTCCGCGCAGGCGATGCGAACAACCCTGACCGACTCCTCGGAGCGCCAGTGTATTCCGCAGCGCTTATTGACCTCACCGATGACACCGCAGGTTCAATCCTGTTCGGTGACCTCGGGCAAATCTACACGGCGCTTGTTGGCGGCGTGCGAGTTGATGTTTCACGCGAGTTTGCGTGGAACACGGGTCTTGTTTCGTACAAGGTGGAAGTCCGTGGCGCGACTGGTCTTGCCCAGGCAAGCGCAGTCAAGTCATTCAAGTCCGCCAATGTTGCCTAACTCATAAAGAGTTAGTTGACACGCAGGGAGGCTGGGCTGGGCTCAGCCTCCCTGCACTATTCAGGAGGCAAGATGTTGGTGAGAATGTTGCAGCACATTGCGGGCAGCCGTGACGGCAAGCGCTGGCCACCTCGGGGTGGCGTCATCGACTTGCCAGAGGAGGAGGCCCAAGCGCTCCTTGCCCACGGGCTGGCGCAGGCGCTTCCAGAATCCTCCGCATTTGCCCCTCAGAGCAACGGAGAGCCACGAGAATGGTCAGAGGGCATAGAGATAGCCACCGTCATCAGGACGCGCCTCAGCGGGGCTCCAGGAGGCAAGAATGACTGAAGTGGGTGGGCGCATCCGCAGCGCTCAGTTCCAGGTTGACGGCACGCCCGTACTGCTAGGGGTGGGCAACGGCGGAGGCTCGCAACTACACATTCACGCAGACGGCAGCAACAGCAAGGATGTCCTCGTTGGCAACAACGATGTGACCGCAGCCAACGGATTCTTGCTGACGAAGGGTGACGAGTTTCAGATGTATCTGCCTGAAGGTGCGAAGGTGTATGGGGTATCATCTGACGGGTCACTGCAAAAAGTCTATGTCCTACAAACTGGAGGCATTTGATGTCATACGCAACGCTTGCCGAGTTCAAGAGTGCCATCGGGATTGGCACTGCCGACACCACTGACGATACGGCGCTGCAATCCGTCCTGGACGCAACCGATGCGCTGATTGACAA